GAACGGAAACGATGAATAAATCTGGAGACCGGGAGGGATTCCCAATTCATCTGATTGGCTGCGGCGTGCCATTGCTATCCATTCCGAATCTCAGTAAAGAAAGAAAGGACGAAAACGCCAAAATGATTTGCAAATTGTTGGGTCATTAGTAACTCATAGAATTGTACCAGTCCACCACACGTCCATGTTCTGTTGCTGCCCGATTTCTTCCAAGAGATGATTGCCAAAGTTGCAACATGAGTTCGGCTTGTTGGGGACGTTGAGTCCCCAAATAGGCAAGATAAGCCGAATAATATTTTACGGAATTTTCAAAAGGGTGAGGAATGGCATCGTAATCGCTATCCGTGACCAGAGCGGATGGTGTGCATCGGCATTGCCATTCCATTTCCAAGGATTGGCTTGGCACGGGCCAAAGCCAAACATTAGCGTTCACGCCATCGCCATCCGTCGCCCAAACAAGAGGATAGCTGGAGACGATGTAGTTATATGACCTGGCATAGGCCTGAAAATCATCCCACGGCATGTAATTCAGGGCTGGCCGCATTGATCCCCAAGAGATCGCCAGGGAGGTAATATCCGTCACATATTGGATGCCATCATTAGTATTCTGGATGATCGCCAGAGCCATGGAGAACGGATATTTTTCTTGGTTGACGATGGTGTTAAATGGAGGAGTTGGCGGGCTACCTGGCGTAAATCCACCGGGGACCATTGAACCTGGCTGCGCGGCATTGCCATTTGGCGAGAGGCCGGTAGCCAGAAGGTTGATACAGCCCGTGGAATAGGCAACTTGCCGCCTTGCCTCGTTGATCCAGGTTGTAAGCTGAGAAACAGGCGTAAGAAGCCCCAAATTGTCGTGGAGCAAAGATTGCGTATCGGTGATGTATTGGCTGAGCTGCACTCCACAAGCTCCAAAATAAAAAGCCCAGCGGCGATTTAACGCACGCCGGGCTTTTGATCGTCTGACACGACATTAAGACGGATAGATATAGTTTTCCGTGTCATTGAGACCGCCCACGGTAACAGAGAGAACCGCCGCCGTGGTGATAATGCCGTTGAAAGTCACATTAAGAGAGCCAACGGCCGGAATGCTTTCGTATGAGCCGCCGTCGATCACGGTTTGGTTCGTGGTGGAGAGCGCCCCGGCTGCACTGGTTGTGGTGGCGACAATGGCCGGTCGCATCGTGACAAGATTTTGCTGAGACCCCGGATTGGTATAGGCGGATGCCGTACCGAGAGCCACGGGAGTGGGGGTGGCGCTCAGGGTGACAAATCCAGCCGCCGCCGTGTATCCGGCACCCGCCGTGGAGATACCAAAGGCGGTGATGGCAAAATTCATGATCGCCGTTGCCGCCGCGCCGGAACCGCCGCCGCCCGAGAAGGTGAGGGTGGGAACGGAGGTGGTGGGATTCCCGTGATTCGTCACCAGAACCGCCGTGACGGTCCCGGCGCCGGTCAGGGTGGCAACGGCTGCGGCATTCGCGCCCGTGCTATCACGCGGATCGTTGAAGAAGCTGACCGTGGGCGGGAAGGTGTAACCGGCGCCTTGGTTGGTAACGGTAACACCGGTCACGACGCCGCCAGAAATGGTGCAATATCCGGTCGCCGGAACGCCAGGAGAGGGCGGAGCGGAAAAAACGACATTCGGGGCGAACGTATAGCCAGTACCGCCGTATCCAACGGTAACGCTGGTATTCACCGCGCCGCCGACAATCGCCATAAGGGTGGCGCCAGTGGTGGTTGTGACGGTGGGCGGAGAGGTGTAGCCAGAACCGGCATTTGTCAGATAGGCACCGACCACGCAGCCCGTGGTATTGGCCAGGCGCATGTTCACGCCGTCCGCGCTGATGAAAATATCCTTGCGCGGGCTGGAAATAGCCCGCCAGATCGTCATAATCGGATCGTATTCCTGGAGCTGCGTATATCGGCCCAGGGAAAGCCAGTAGCCATTGGCCGGTGGCGTCCAAACGCCACCAGCCTGGAGGGCAACTTGGTTAGAGGTGAGGTCCGCGAGGGTGTTTGTGACACCAGGACCGCCAAAGCGAATAGGCATTTCCTAAATCTCCTGAAAAATGGTCATGGGATCACAGCACTGCCGGGGGGCCAGGCACATTCGGCCAGGCCGGGGCGGCTAGGCCGGTGATATGGGCGCCGGAAGACGGTTTGGAGCAGACAAGATCAAGCGCGGTGAGCAGAACGCCGATGCTGGCGAGCTGTCCGAGCGGGATCATTGATTCAAAGCCGGTGAAGATGAACGGCGCCGCCTCGGACATATACATGGCGAGATAGCGAGAGTTGATGATATACATTTCCCCACGCGGACACCACGGATCAGGGAAGATGGGCGTGTTTAGAACCTGGATCGCCCGGAAACCGGAATTCACCACATCTCCCTTGCCGTACCGGCTTCGCGGCGATGTCTGGTATTGCTCAAACCCCATGAAATCGGCCATGAGCGTGGCCCAATCGGCGGGATTCATCACGGCGAAATCAGCATCTTCACCGCCAGCTCCGGTCTGCACGCGGGTAAGCATCGTGGCCATGCCGACGCGGGAGGCGATATTCGATATGCCGCCCTGGTTTGGATAATATTGGCCCTGCCAGAAGGCATTGGACTTGCTGATGCCGCCATAACTGGAAACGTTTGTCCCGTTGTCATAGGCCATATAGAGGCTATCGAGCGCATTCAGATTAGCGGTGTTATTCGTGAACAGGCTTTGAGATATTGCCTGTTTGATAACCACGGCCGCATCCGCTGTAACGGCGCGGAGCTTCGGAATAATCACATCCGATGATTGAACAATTGCTTCCAGATTGAAGAACCCGATGGGAACCATGCCGATTTTCAGATTGAAAGACGCATCGTTAATAGCGGCCTGGTCTTCCGGCATCGGGAAGTCACCTGCGAAACTTCCCCAATTGAAGGTGGTGAAGCTGCTTCCCTGCGTTGGAACGGTTATTTGAGACGCGCCGCCCCTCGCTGACTGAGCGTTAGCAAGGAGAAGGGACAGCAAAGGTGTCGATTGGTATATCTGAACAAAGAGGCTTGGTATAACTGCACGATTCGTGATGTTAGTTAGCTGTTGACCAAGCGCGCCGCCTGGCATTAACCCGCCAGATACGCCGCTCGTAAAGAATGTCTGTGACACGGGTTATCTCCTATGCGGCGTCTGCCGCGCCCTCATTGACGATTTTCATCACTTCATTATCGAGCCACTTCATGGGGTCTTTGTGCAGAGCCGCGATATTCTCATCCGATCCACGATCATCTCCGGTCCCATAGAGATGAGCATATTGCGGCGCATAGGCATTCGGCTTGATCGGCGCCGGGGGCTTGGGAAGGGTTTCCATGTATGCCGGTGCGGCGATTTCCGCATCCGCGATGTTCTTCTCATTCATAAACTTAATGAGATTATCGGTAGCTTCCGGCGTGAGCTTGTATTTCTCCTGAGCGCGGCCGATGGAATCACGAATTTGTTTTTCCATTTTGGCATTCTGCGCCGCTTCTTTCTCGGCGGCGCGTTCATCCTGGAGCGCCTTTAGCTGCGCCTGCGTTGCGCTCAATTCTTCCCGGATCGGCGCTACAACCGCATCGCCCACATCAATGCCGGGAAGATTTAGAGACGGATCAAGCTCTTTGAGCTTGCGCTGGACCTGTAGCCCACTGGCCTTGTCGCTGGTGAGCTTGTTAAGCAGCCCCACGGCTTTCTGATAGAGCGCAAGATCGGCAGAGGAAATTTCCACTACCTCTGGAGTATCACCGGGCATTATCAGTTACCCTTTCCATTCGTGCCGTCAGTGGTGGTGCCGTAATGCTGAAGACCCATGCCGCCATTTCGTGTGCCAGAGGGCAATCCAGCGGGATTGGCGCCAATCCCCATGGTATCGAGCGGAACGATCTTCTGAATTGGGTCTTTCCCCGCTGCGGGGACCGTATTGACGTAGGGGCCTGGACCTTTGGGCATGATACTCGCTCCTGGTTATGCCGCCTCCGCCATATCGGGCGCCCCTGCGGGGCCTCCGGGCGGGGGTGCGGGTGGCGGGGGTAAAGCCGGGGGTGCGTTTGGCGCTGGGGGTGCTGCCATGCGCTGGAGCGCCGCGTTGGGCTGCTGCGTGGCAAGTTTCTGGATCAGCGCCATCAATTGGGTAATTTGGGATTGATCGGTGGCCGGTTGGCTTTCCGCGTGCTTTGCCAGCATGCCAACGGCCTTCAGGACATCATTATGGACATCCGACCCCATGGGGATGGCGGGCAGGGCTTCTTGAAGCAGGGTAACGGCCGACTTGACCTTTGAAGCCGCCGCCAGAGCGTTGCCAGGATTGCCCTGCGGGGCCATCATTGGACCTATAGCGGGCGGGCCTCCCATAAGGCCGGGAGGAAGCGGGGGACGGACACCGGGAATCCCGCCAGGCGGGGCGCCAGGCGGTCCGCCGGGACCGGTGGGCGCTCCGCCACCGGCCGATAGAAGGCCAGCGAGAGCAGGGGGTATTTGTCCATCAAATGGGGGCATGTTTTTGCTGCGGCAAAATGCGGATGTTTTTTAATCATCCGCGATTTGGCTTACTTGCGTTTGCCGCGTCTTCCTTTGCGACGAGCCATGATGAAAATCCTTTAAAACGACGATTTTGGGGGAAATACAGCTTATGGCTGTAAATCAGTTACTTCCGCTTGCCACGGTGCATTTTGCGCTTGGCCATGATCCACACTCCTCTATGTCGAGGGGACACCGGATTTACCGGTCCCGTTGTGTCCGCCCAAATCGGCGTGGCCTTAGTATTTCCGTTTCAGAATACCCGTCAAAAGAATAAGCTATATGTTCAAGAAACCTCGCACATTAGCGGGGTTTTCGCATGATTTTTCGACTTATTTGTCAAATTTTCGGAAATCATGCTTCGCAACATTTTCGCACGCTTTGCCATTAATTCTTCGATCTTCTTTTCAATGCTTGGTTTTATTTTTGCGCGACCGAATTTCCATTGTGTTACTGTCCAGGACGAAACACCTACATTGCGCGCCAAGTCTTTTTGCCATTGGCGCCCATACAATAGCTTCCCCCGAATTTCCAATTCAGATGGCGTCATTGTCTCGGAATTTCCAATCTTCCAATAGATCACGCTGCAACACTGCGACCGCCCCAACCAATTCTGACGTCCCACGACTTCCAACATCAAATCTCACGCCAACAAATCCTCCCTCGCATATCGTGGCGACTGCAACCGCTACAATTTCTCCTCTTTCAGCTTCCTCCAATAGTTTTTGCAATAACGATATTACGTTTTGATTCGGGCCTGGTGTTTTATAGTCCCCAAAAGGCTTTATAATTTCTGCCGGTCTGTTCATCTTTTTCATAGATTATTTCCTTCCTTTTCCAGGCGGTACGACTCCATGCTGCATTTGCTCTTGATGAGCAGCAAGGGCGGCGATTTCTGCGGTTTTTACTTCCGCAATAACCGCATCAGCATTTGGCGGATTGATTTGCTCCACAAATTGCGTATTCGACATCGCGTTTGCTTTTTTGAGGAGGATTGCTTTCTGTTCCGCCTCGTCTCCAAAGGCCGGGGAAGAACTATGAGCATCAACAGACACGCGAATATTATGCGGTATTTCGTGCATATAGAACTGATACGCCTTCATGCCTGGCACAGGAGGTTGAACCGATGGATCAATCAACTTACCAAGCAATTCCTGAGAGAACTCCTTTTCTGGCAAAACCCATGCCGTTAAAAGAGTGCTGGATTTTGCTTTCAAAAGATCAAGCAATAGACCGGCACACGCTTGTATTGATCTTTCTATGCGCAAAGATTTTGTTTTGAATCGAGGAGTCGCATTTGAGGTTAATTGTCCGGTTTGTCCGTGGCTCCTGACAGATGGAGATGCCAATCCCTGCAAAGTTGGAGTCATGCCCGTCATCACGTCAAATAGGCGCTCTGTTTGCTGTAAGCTGGTCCACAAATCCGGAGGAAGGGTTGGCGCCAGTACGATTGGAGGTTTCGCGGTAGGATCGGGATCGTGCATCCATCCGCCAGGCTTCGTCAGCTTCGATTTCTTGTCCTGGTCCATTCCAGCGCCACCTAAAAACGCTATCGGTGGATTTTCCTGGAGACGCAAAAGGCCGTTTATTCCATTCACTCTTTTGTTTAGCTGTCTTTGCAAAAGTGCCAAATTGGCAATTTCCGAACGCCCCCAAAAATAATTCTGCAACCTGTTTGGGCAGAATTCCACAAAAGGCTGTTTGAAGGCGAGGGGATTTGCCTCAAAGGGCGTTCTGGTTGGCTGTTTATTGGCAGGGTCAAGCGCATCCGCGAAAATGTTCATACGCTGTTCTTTGCCAAACAGGATGATATTTCCCACGAGCTGGAATGTACTCCACTCCCGCCGTCCCTCATCGTCTGTTCTGGAATCGTCATGTATCCACAGCTCATCAACACGGACAAGCTCTGTGATAATCTTGGGATCAAATGACGGATATGGACCGGCAAGCCATTGAACCATGCCATTTGTTGTTTGCGGATTTGCCGCTCCTACGCCGCCCACGCCCTGGTATGGCTGGAATCCACCGACAATAACTTGCTTCAGCATCGCCGCCTGGTCCGGTCCATCGGCAGAACGTGTTTGCGCTGAAAACTGAATCGCCCTCTTGTAAAGTTTCTTGGCGTCAGGATGATCTTTTATCAAAATCCTGAATTGATCCCGCGTCAGATACGTTGAATGAACAAATGCCTCTTGCTGGTCTAAACTATTTATATCCGCCCTCAATACGCCCATAAATTCCGGCATAATCAAATGCGGCTCCAGACCGTTCACGGTCCAAATCATTTTGACGAATGTGATTCCCTTTACCAGCGCCCAGCGTGTAGCCTCTTCAAAAAGCGTGTCCAGTTCGGCGTGGCGGGAATTCTCCATCAGTTCACGGGCGATTACTTCCGCTTGTGCGCGTTGCAGAGCCGAACCGCCGCCTGGATAGGTCACTAGGTATCGAAGATCGGTGGTAGTGCAAATATAGCTTGTTAGGTCTTCGATGCTGTCAAAAGTCTTATTGTAAATCGCAGCATTGCCATTTTCATCGCCAGATAAGTATATGTTTCTGAAAAAAGCGCCTCTCTGCAAGCGATCAAGCGCGTCGGGAGTGCATTGGCGTATGATCTCATAGAGCCATTCTTCAAGGTCACGATCAGGGATAATCACGATATGATACTCCCATCCGGGCGGCGCGGGTTTAGAAGCGTCACAGGCGGCTTTTGCTTGGCCCGGTGAACCATCTCCACAGGATTGGGGGCGCGGGGATCAGAAGGCTTTGCAAAGGCTCCCAGAGCCTTTCCCTGCTGCGCGGCCCGAACCATGCTCTGCACCCTCGATCCTATCGCGCTGTTGATCTTGGGCGCCGCAAACATGGAATCCGCCCGCTGCTGCTGTCCTGGAGGCAGCTTAGGCGCCATAATCGCGCCCTCCCGGCCATCGGAGGAAAGGTCCGTCATGCCGTGGTCTTCCATGACCATGTTCGCGGCCATATCCATCGCCTTTACGGTGTTTGAACCGCCCACGGCCGGCGCTTTTCCGGCCGACATATCCAGCCCCCGCGTTTTCTGGACCGCGCTGCATTTGGGGCATTCTTTGTCTGGCACATCCCCCGCATCGGGCAGGCTGCTAACCGCCTTGAAGCGATAGGTATGGGAGCATTGCTGGCATCGGTTTTTGATCCAGAATTCCATGGTTAATCGTCCGAATCTTCCAAATTGGAAAGGGGACGCCAGCACAAAGGCTCGAAGGGCAGGGAGGTATTATAAAGCGGCGTCACCCAGGCCCCTGTTTTTACCCACCTCCAGCCCTTTAACTGCCGCGTGGTGCGCCATCTCGCGGCAAAACCCATAATATCGGGGTCATTGGAAACCATCACAGTTTCCCCGTTATACGGATATTTCCTTGTTTCCGCGTCTTCGGGATTCAATAGCCGGTAATCGTACACCGGCTTATATGGATCGGGAGTCAGGGAGGGTGCCGGTGCGGGCTTCTGTTCTGAAGTTTCAGCTTGCGGAGCTGGCCAACGGGGCATGGATGTTTCCTTTCCTTCTATGCCAAGCCGCGTTCTGACAGGAATTTGTTGACGGGCGGCTCTGGTTTGGGCGCGTTCAATGCCCTCGTAACGCTGTTATTCAGGACATCAGAAACTTTCGATTGAACATTATCCGTGGCTCTCATAGCCCTATCATATGTGAGGCCCTGAGCGATCATCGAGGGGCGAATCCAGCTTTTCCAACACTCATCGGCCAATGCCGCCGCGAATACGCGGTCATCATGCAGGCCTCCAGGCGCCCCGACTTCGGCGCCTTCCTGCACGACCTCGTACATTTCCCGGATACAGGACACCGAATTTATCACGATTTGATCGGTCACATGACTGTCCCGGAACCCACCCAAAAGCCGGAATTTCGTGCGGACGGATGTTTGCCAGTTATAGACATATCCAGCGCCCATGGAGTCCGGGCGATGGTAAAGATACCACCTCATCGTTTCCAAAAAGTTGGTTGCTCCAGCGGGCATATTCATCGCCTTCTGGTATTCTTCGGAGCGGAGCTGCTGACGGACGGAATTAAGCTCCATCATCACCTGGTCGCCAGGACCGCCGATTTCCAAATTTACAATACAATTGGAGTACCACCCGGCGAGATGCGCCATGACCCATGCCGCCTGGCCGGGTGTATGGTTGTTGCTGGCGTATTCCGCGACTTGAACCCATTTGTCAGCGAAGCATCGGGCAACACAAATCACGTTGTTGTCCGCATTGTCATTGCGGCCGTATGCGGGGTCAAAACCAATCGCGTACCTGGCGCCAGGAACCGGCGCCTCCCATACGCGAAGCTCCACCTCATTATATCGCTCTGGCGTGATGATTTGCTCACATTTCGAGGCCATGAAGCTATTGCCGTGGTAGTAGCGATACCAAAGCGAGGGGTTATTTCTGGCTCTTTCCAGGTCATCCGTTACCTTCCTGATTTGGAAAAATGACATGCCCGTGGAAACAAAGGCGTCGTCTTCCGTCCAGGGCTGATTCTCATCCAGCATTTCCTGGCTGACAGTTTTGTTCGACTCTTTCCACCTGATCCAGGCCAATTGCTCTTGGGTGATAATCCACCCATAGGCCTCCTTGACCTCGGATATTTTCTCCGTCTCTCTACCGGACGGGGGAGAGGCGCCAAAAATCTTGAATCTTGGGTCCTTTTTGTCGATCCTGTTAAGCGGCTTGCTCCACCACCCGGCGAATAGGCGCCGCTTGACGTAAATATCCTGCCCAGCATCTTCCCACATGCCGCGCCAATGGTTTTGACCATGCGCCGTACTCTCGAATATGTAGAGACGGTTCGGATTATCCATGGACATGGTTTCCATAAAGGAATTCAGGCCTTCCACTCGGCCATATTTGGAAACCTCGGAAAGCAGTGCCACGGTATAGGCGCGTGACTCGCCCCACGTTGTTTTTGACTTTCCAGCTACCAGGAAATCCAATCTGGAACCGTTGGAAAACTCCAGGAAAGCCGCGTTATTTTTGGTTATCGTGAACGCCTTCCCAAAGTAGTTTTGGGGGAAACTGCGCATATATCTCGTCAAAACGTCCCGGAATGCCTGGCTGTTTTTGTCATTATCTATGACTAGGGCGCCGAAAATTCGGGGATGGATTGCCAGCCAAAATAACAAAATGGCAAGCGTGATTGTGGAAATGCCAAGCTGACGCGATTTAAGTATCAGAAAAATATGGATTCCTTCATCGAGGCCGTTGCCGATGAAGTCCAATGCTCTTTGCTGGCTCTCCCAAAGCTCCAGCTTTGTGCCTTCTTCAGGCGATTCCGCTGCGGACTCTTTACTGTCGATCCGCAGGTTTGAGATAAATTGGGAGAACGCCTTGAGCCATTTTCCAGATTTACTGGCCATTTCAGGCCATTATCAAGACGCCTCCCTAGCCATCAAGAAGAATCTACTAGAATGCCTTTTTGATAATCGGCCGCTCTGCCATCAGGCGGGTAATTATGCGGTCCTGGATTTTCTTTTGGGTGTACTGCCACACGGCATCACCTTCCGATGCTTTTTCAAAATCTATTAGCTGGACGAGCAGCGCCCCATAGGACGGAATTCTAACTGATAGGCCGAAATCATCCTCCACATCAACGGGCATTGGATATGTCCCATCTTGTGTTTCCATGGCCGTTTGAATCTTGTTTCTCTGCGACTCAGCGGAATCTTTATCCCTAAATCTTAGCATGATGGTTTCACCTACGCCTTGCAACACGACTTTCAAAATGTGCATGATTTTCCTCAGTGTTTGACTGTTTGAGTCGTTACTTTTTTACCGAATTCTCGAATCTCGTTTTCGATAGCTTTCATAAAATCCATTTTTTCCCGGACAGTGTTTTCTTTTTCAAAAAAATTTATTTTCATTATGGTGTACATTCCAGAACACGCCGTAAAGAATATGGTACGCATCAGCTCCAATTGGTATTCGTCAGCTTCAGCGATCACTTCGTTTCTGAATTCGTTCCAAAATTGCTCAATCGCTGTAATTTCATCATATTTTCCCATGGACGTTTCCTCTTTTTATTATTCTGCTGCGGCTCTCAATTCGTCTCGGATTCTCAGCACGGTAGAATGTCCGGTGCCGGTGGTTTTGTGAACAACCCACGGACGCATTCCGCCCGCCAGCAATTCCACCACGCGCTGGTATCGCTTGGGGTCGCTCACCTCAATTCCCTTGGGACCGGGGCGCCGCCCCTCTTCCTTAACCCTCGCCAGGCCCGACTTAATGCGCGCCTGGATCATGCTGCGCTCGAATTCCGCGAAGACGCCAAGCATTTGGAAAAGGGCGCGGCCGGAAGGGGTGGTTGTGTCAAGATTCTGCTGGTGCAGATACAGCCCCACTTTGGCGGAATCCAGGTCCTGAAGGGTGTGGATCAGGTTGCCCAGGGACCGGCCAAGGCGGTCAACCGCCCAAACCAGGATAATATCGAACTCGCCCGCGTCTGCCGCCTTCAGCATGGCATTCAGCCCCGGCCTGGCCTCGCGCCCCTTGCCGCCGCTAATGCCCTGATCGGTGTATTCGCCTACGACTTCCCAGCCGCGCTTTTCTGCCAAATCCATCAGCTCACGACGCTGGTTTTCCGTGGTTTGATCGGAAGTGCTGACTCGCGTGTAGATGCAAGCCTTCATGGGACCGGTGTTTTTCGGGGATTTAGCCATAGTCTTTATCTTTCCACGTATTGATGCTGATACTTGCCGCGTATCAGGGAGTTAAACGCCTTGCCTACGCTTGGCGATTTCTGAAGGTCACTGGCGGTTGATGGAGGAACATTGTCATAAGCAGACACCCGCCCGTCTTTCCACCTCACATATAAAGTCTGTGAAGCGTCATCATATCCAACCGCGTCTAGGTGAGAGCTGGAAACGGGGGTCAATTCTGGGGTTTGGTTTGCCATGTTGCACCATCATCGTAATTGTAAATTAATCACATCGCAGATGATTGTGCAATACTAATTAGCTAGTCGGGCAAAAATTTAAGGAACAATCCAAGCCACTCTGCCGCCAGTTGGCTCTATCTCCTCGAATTTTAGCCGAATATATGCTTGCCCATCGCTACCGGCATTCTGCACATATCCCTGGATGCCCCACGCCTTTGGCTCTGTGACCACCACAAGGCAACCGCCGAACACTTCTTTGGCGGGATCAACCTGGACGATCTCTCCAACTTCCATATTCCGTGGAATCATGATGATTGATCTACTTCAAAATGTTGGGATCGGTTACGGTCCCATTTTTCAAATCTTGCTGTAGCTGGCCCTCGCACAGGTATTCTGACGTGAAAAATTGTATCTCGGCAGGATTACCGTTGGGTTCGTAGAATGACATTGTAACAATTGAAATTGAGCCATCCGAACTATAGTCTTCCGAAATATGGGGGATAATTCCTTCACTTCTCAATCCGTCTTGCGCGTCGGATGGTGACGTGAAACCGTCTGCCGGCAACATATCGCACGTCGCATCAGCGGCATTTTCGACAAACCAAACGTTGGCATAAGAGGCCGTGGGCGCGAGAGATATAGCCGCCGCAAAAATTAAAGACTTCGCTTTCACAAGATTACTCCAGATTTTATGTATCATAACAAGATTGATGCTAACACGATTTTTCTAATTGTAAATAGACATCATCTAAGATGAATTAAACCATTACCCGTGGCGGCAACGGCATCTCAAAATCATGTTTGCGCCAAATATGGAGTACATAGGGATGAATGTTTATGTGATCGGCCGGTGGCACATGGTATTGCCAGCATAGCTCATCCTTATTGAAAAACATGAGCTTGATTTGTTCCATCTCATGCCAATTCGGACAGCGGTTTTGCAAGCTGACAGAGACATGATCCCATCCCATATCGCTCGATGCAATAACTCTTAGGGTGCGCCTGCTGCTTTTTGATATGACACAAAAGACCCCGTAATATTGGCGGTCGTTTTCTGTATCTCCATCAACCCTGTATTTATCTAATTCTCGCAAATCCCTCATTTCTGGCCCTCATCTGTCACCATCTCGCGCTGCGCCGTTTCAGATTTCAGCTCAGCCTCGAACACCGGCCATATCGTCTTCCAGAAACCGACTGCTTGCGGCGCGGGCATGTACTGGATGAAATCGTAATACTCATCCAGCCAACCGTCCGTGCTACGCCCGAAGGCTTCTTCCGAGGACTCAATCTCGCTCTGGCTTTCGATCAGGTCATCATAGATTTCACGGGCTTGAACTTTGCCATAGCTGCCGTCGCGCCGGTACTCCAGCACATGCTGCACGACGCCCTTGAACGTCGCCTCGCCATCGTACACGCGATAGGAGGTGCCGAGGCACTTCTTCATGAAGTAGTCCATATCGATCCCGATCAAGAACTTCTTGAACGGCTCGCCGCAGGAGGTCCAGGCGTGATTGAAGCTGCCGAACGACGAATTAATCAGGATCTCGCCGCCGTAGTAGCCCTCCCGAAGCCCCTGTTGAGCCGGTCCCCACTGGCTTAGGCAGATCGTGGCGTACTCGTGCCCGGCGCGGATGCTGTACTTCTCGACGGTGCTTTTCTTAACCGTGGCGCTCATTTTCTGTACCTCCACGGATATTGCAGTTTCAGCGCGGCCCGGGCCTGGCGCTGGCTCTTGCGCAACTCAGCAGAGGTCTTAATCGGCCCAGCGCCAAACCAGAAGCGCACCGGGAAAGCGCCCTCATCACGCGCCCGCATGAAGTCGGCACCGATCCGGCAGATTCTCCCTTGCGCATCGGCGCAGAGCGGATTTGTCCCGCCGATCCAGCTTGTGGCATTGTTCACCCACGTCTGGAAACAGTGAAACTCGCCGTCTGCCGGGCGGTCTGGTAGTTCGCTCATTGTGTGTCCTTTCTGTCTGCTTCTGACGCTAGGCGCTCGTCCCGCGCCCGCTTCCAATAAAAAAACTTGGTACGGCTGATATATGGCTTCAGCCGGCGGGCGATCTCGTTCATTTCCAGTGGGGGAACCTCGGCCAGCAGCGCCTCGGCCATCGCCTCAATCTCCGGCGTCATCTTGTCTTTGCGGCCCGGCTTTATCCCGCGCTCCCGGCTGGCGGCTTGCCCGGCCTTGGTCCGCTCGATGATCAGGTCACGCTCCATCTGGGCAAAGCCCGCCAGGATCGTGATCATCAGCTTGCCTATGGCCGTCCGCCCGTCGATGCTCTCGGTGAGGCTGACGATCTGTACGTCCCGCTCATGCAGCCGCTTGATCATCTCCAACACGTCAATGACCGAGCGCCCGAGACGGTCGAGCTTCCACACCACCAGCGTATCGCCAGCGCGCAGCGCCTTCATGCAGCCCCGCAGGCCGGGACGGTCGAACCGCGATCCGCTCGCCTGATCAGTGTAAACCCGCTCCCGGTCCACGCCGAACTTGACCAGCGCATCCATCTGCAAATCGAGCTTCTGATCGCCCGTCGAAATCCTCGCGTAGCCGATCTTGGGGCGGTCCGTATCTGTCATGTGTTATTTGCTAAAGGTTTTTGACAGATGGGGCAAGATGATTATGGACAAGTTTGTGGATTCGTGAGAATCTGCGCCTGGGTCTGGATGACTTCTCCATTCAAGACGGACCCCTTAAATGTCCACGAATGGTGCCGGAACGCCGCGATGATCATGGCGTGACTTTGACGGTGCAGAGCAACCGGCAGCCCGCCGGGGAGCTATATCCCCGGCACCAGTTCAACAACCGCCGATTTTATGAGGTTTGTGAATACGATTGATCTACTGCCGTTAATATTTTTTCTTGTTCCTCAAAAAATCCAGATGATCTGGCTTTTCGTATGATTTCATCAAGATCATCGCAAAATTTGGTGATGGCCTCTGACATAAGTTTGATAAACGGTTCATCTCGTTCTGTGCGCTGGAGCGCTGGCGGCAGTTCGGGATGCCAAGCATAGCGGTCAACAAAATCCAATTCGGATACCCACATCTGGCCCTGGACTTGGCATTTATACGCATCGCCAAAACCGTCCACGATATATCCAATCTGAGTCCATGGTGCTGGGCATTTAATTTCTACCCCGCCTTTTGCACCGATTATCAGACGGTCTGGACTAGCGCCAACACGGCCATCATCCGTAGTTATAAACCCGCATTTTCTGATTTTAACGTCTTGGACAAATTCGTAATTTTGAGCCGCAGCTTCCTCATGCATTTTTCCGCGCTGGACCCACTCCAGATGATCCAGGGATTCGAGCTGGCGATTCAGGATTTTTTCAGCCGCTAGAAAACAAGCGTATTTCCTGGATGATGTGGATAGCTTGCCGCCTGGCGTGATGATTTTTTCAAAATTTGAGGCTGTTGGCAGGCCAAGACGGGCGGCAATCCACTCATTGCTGCCTTGTTCAACTTGAATTTCCTTCATTTTTTTTAACTCCCATTTTCGCCTTTTTGGCAAGAAGTGCGTTCAACGCCGCAGCCGCGTTTTTCTGCTCAATTTCATCCAGACTGTTCACGCCCATGGCCCGCAAATAAGCCACCGTGTCTGCTTTTGTTTCCCGTATCAGGTCAACCAGCTCGTTCTTCTGGGCTTCCGTGATGTATCGGATGCCGGCTGCATGAGCATCGTCATCTTCCCCACGTCTCACGATGTTCAGAAGCAGCTCAGTCACGTAGCGCTTGCCGTACGAGAGCGTTGATCCTGCCGCCTGGAGGCTGTTACGGCCTGGTCCGCTATCGAGAGGCAGGCTAAACCGCGCCGTCTTGTGGTGCCCGTCTATATGCGTCAGCGTGCCAATGACGATACTTCCCCCGCCGTCTCGGGCGCGCTCCTCAGTATCAAACGATAGCGTGAATCCTTCACGATCCATGAGCGGCTGGATAACTTCAGCCATATCTTCCCAACGGGCGAATTTGATTTTCCCCTTTGATCCAAGATCAATGGTCCCGTTTTTTGGAATTTGGGGAAGGTCTTTGCGCAACCGCCATTCTGCGCGGGCAAAGGCAATCTTTGCCTGATCCGCCATAACCTCCCGCTGCATCTGCAAAAGCGCCTGGAGATTGGCGATATTCGTGTCCGGATTGCGCGCAGCCTCCGCGATTATATTCAGGAGGGATACGGTTTTTCCCGAATCATCCGTCGAGACGATCTCGTTCATCGAATCCTTCCTGTGTTTTTATCCATTCTTTTACAGCGGCAACCAAGAATTCCGTTTTGATATTGGATATATTAGCTATCCTTAATCCAGTGTCGCATTTGTATAGGACAAAAACGCAAACCCCTTCATCTTGGAAAGTTTCAGCGGCATGATCCAAAACTGTTTCCATTTTGGATTGTATTGACCGCATCTTTTCCTTTTCGGATGGCGTCAGAACTTCCTTATTATCTCGCCACATATGCAATCCTTTCAATGTATTGCACTAGATATTTCCGGCAGTTTCTTACTTGTTTGCGGGTAGCAACGATATTCTTTTTTTTGGCTCAGCGCAATCCAAAATGGACATTTCGCATTTTTCTTGTTAAACAGTGAGTCCTAAAAAATATGGAAACGTCCAAATGGATCACAAAGCGTTTTTGGAACGGTTTGCCCCTGGAGACGCAGCTAAGGCATTCGCTGTTTCCAGAATTTGCATAAGCCATTGGAAAAAGCGAGGAATTCCGTCTCGGTTTTGGCTTCTGGCGGAGAAAATATCCCAGGAAAAGGGGTGGAACGTCACGGCCGCAGATTTGGCCAATTCCGCGACTGGAATACGGATAGAAAAGCGCAGGGAAAAAGCCGGTGAAGGGATTTGACGAAAAATGGCTCATGGACTATCAAGCCAGAATTCGACAATCTAAGAGTGAGTCTAAAGTAGTGTTGTTGTCTAAAATTGAAAAAGATGCGCCTAAGAAGAAATTATCTTCAAACCAAAAAGCCACCAATGAAGAACTTGTTTCTGCGTGGGAAGAAACAAAAAACATACGAATCATTGGTGAAAAATTTGGAATGCGACCGTCGAGCGTCCATGAAAGACTTGTTAAACTAACTGGGGGGAATCTCAGTTATAAACCAATAACTGAGGAGGAAAAAAATATTATAATTTCAAAATACTGTGAGTATGCAAATTCTGGTAGACGTGAAAAACTCGCAAAACAATTGGGACGCCACCCTCTTTGGTTATCAAGAAAAGCTAAAGAATTTGGACTTACAAATTATAATCGCCCTCACGATTGGGCAAAAAGTGATTTAGAAAATGTTGAATCTGAATTTCGTGAAATTCATACATTATTTAATGACCGCGAACTTTCTGACAAATTTGGAGTCTCGTTAGGCACCATCGTAAAATGGCGAAAAATACTGGGGTTAAAGAAACCAAAGGAAGGCCGTTGGTCATTAAGTCCACATCCGAGAGGTGCTACAGGTTTAGTAATATCACCAGAACATCGTGAGAAACTTATTTCAGGAATCAAAAAAGCATGGAATGACCCCAACCATAGATTAAATTCTGATGAGTATAAACAGATTTGCTCTAATCGAATGATGAATAGGAAGGCCAATAAACCGGAAGAAAATCCTTATTCCCGCTGTTCTGGAGGGAAAAGGTCTGATCTTGGAAATGTTTATTTTAGATCATCATGGGAAGCAAATTACGCTAGATATTTGAATTTTCTTGTCAAACACAATAAAATATCAAAATGGGAGTATGAATCTGATACTTTCATTTTCCACGAAAAAAAGAGAGGAATTAGATCATATAAGCCAGATTTTAAAATCTGGGAAAATGAATCGTCAGAACCATACTTTGTAGAAATAAAGGGGTGGATGGACGATAAGAGTAAAACAAAATTAAAGTATATGACAAAATACTATCCAGAAATAAAAGTTATAATTGTCGGTGAATCAGAATATAAGTCAATTAGAGATTCGGTCAGAAAAATGATTCCGGAATGGGAAAATGTAAAATGAATAACTATCAAGTTCTTAGCACTCCAAAAAACATCCACCTGATGCGCATGACAAAGAAAGAGTTCCGTCCTCCTAACCATAGAATGAACATATGCCCTGACTGTTTATTTATGCCTGTTGGAGAAACATGCCAAAAATGTGGAAGGCTCCAGAAATAGAAGCCAGGCAATGCCCCGCCAACGCTCCTTTAATCGCTCTAAACCCAATGCGGCATCTCAAAGGATGGCGACAAATGAATTCAGGCCGGTGAATAATGATGTGGATATTTGCTTTGAATGTCTGTTTCTGGAAGTGGGCGAGATATGCCGTCAATGCGGGAGATTTCGGAAAAATGATAAATGAATTATGGAGCGAAAAAAAAGTCGCTTTGTTGAAAGAGCTATGGGCGCTCAATCTTCCAGCGGCGAAAATTGAGGAAATCATGGCAGAGCGGGGAATGCCGACGCCAAAAAATGCCATTTACAAGAAGGCGCAACGCCTCGGGCTTACGCCTAGAGCATCGCCCATAATCGTCATTGGCGCGGAAAAGACACGCAAGAGGATGATCCAGGCGGCGCGATCTATGCCAGCTCCAGACAGGCCATCGCCCCCGTCTGATAGAGTGAGTCCGGATTACAATGCGGTGTTGCTGCCGCGTGTGTCGAAATATGAGCGCGGGGAGGGGTGCTGCTGGCCTATTGGCGATCCCAAAAATCCTGATTTTCGATTTTGCGGAAAAAAGAGAGTAACTAGAAATTACTGCTCTTTCCATGACAGGATTGCTTATCATAGGGTGGCAGAATCAGCTTAGCGCCAAGAGAGTTTTCCCCTGGCGCTAAGATAAAGTCTCATATTTTACTGCAAAGATTCAATTTTTCTTGACAGATAATCATTGAGTTTTTTTGTTTCTTCAATGTTTCTTTTTTGCCTAAAAAAAAGCGAAGCATTGATGAATATCAAAATCCAATTTGCGAGAATCAGAAGTCCGGCGATTACATCATTTGTCAATTTCCACCGCCCAATCCAAGGAATCCCCCGGATTTTTTCATCTCGGCCTTGCCGGTGTCCGTCATAAGCGCCTTGGCGCCCTGGCCCGCGTCAATCGTGGCCGATGCGTTGGCCTGGGCGGTGACGCGGGCGGTATCGGCCTCGGATTGGGTGACATCGGTTTGCGCCTTTGATGCCGCAAGCTGGGCGTTCACGATGTCATTTTCCCGGTTCGCGTCCGTCTGCTCTTTTTGCAGCTCGATCTCTTGCTGCTCAATCACAAGCTGGCGCTCCTGATCCTGGAAACCCTGATCCCGCTTTTTATCGGCCTCCTCAGCCGCCGCAGCCGCCGCATTGGCGGCATCCTGGCGCCGCTGGGCGGCGGCTTCGCGGTCTTCCTCTCGTGCTGCCGCCTGCGCCTGCGCCGCTTCCTGCGCCCGCTCCTCGGCGGCGGCTTGCGCCTGGTCCTGCGCCTGCGCCTGGCCCATGGCGGCTAGTCCTGAGTCCAACTGCCCTTGCGATTCCTGAGCCAAAGCCGGGAGGCAAAGAGAGGCAAAAACAACGCTAGTAACGATGATCTTCATTGTAGCACCATGGGCCGGGTTAGGGGTTTAGGACTGCTTCGGCGGGCAAACCGCGTTCGGCTGGATGCGGGTTTCATTGGCCGATGTGGAAACCACAAGCGCGGGACCCGGCTTGAACTGGCACATCTGGCCAACCTGGCTGGAGGTGAGAGTCTGGCCATTTTCGTTATAGCCAATCGTCACACCGTCAACCAAGGCAGTGCTGGAAACCATGGAACCGGCCGCAGCACCAGCCACGCCGCCGAGAGCGGCGGAACCCACGCCCGTATTGGCATTGCCGGTTACGCCGCCGCCGACCGCGCCGCCAGCCAGGGCGCCGAGAATGCCGCCGACGACTTCAGCGGTCTTCTGGTTTTGCGAGTTGTCCACCTGCACCTTGGCAGGCATGACCGTAAGAATGGTGATTTCCTTGGCGTTCTGGACCTGATTCACCTGGCCCGCTTGGTACACATTGGCCTGCAAATCGGCGCCAGGCTGGGCGCAAGAGGTGAGAATAGGCAGGGCAAGAATCGCCGTTGCCGCAAGAAATTTTGCCTTCATAGTCATGTCCTTTGTTTGTTGGAAATTACGGTTTTTCAGATACCCAACCGTCAGGGAGAGGATGCGCCAGCCGGAAATCAGCCAGCACCTTAAGCCAGCTCAAAACCCGTTCGGGCGTGTCATTTTGGCCATTCATCCAGCGCCAGACTCCGCGCTCGTTCACTTCCAGGGTGTCCGCAAGGTAGCGCGGGGACCATCCCAGGATATTAAGATAAATGGCAATTTGCGTTGTTTCGTCATCCATGGATTCTTCACAGTCCTGATATGACCGTACATTATGATGATTAACCATTGTGGCCCGATAGCGAAATAATGGTTGTAATTACGTCAAGAATAACAATTGCAACTGCCGCATATTCAATAAAAGATATTGACCTTTGCTGTATCAGCAAAAAATGAAAGAACTTTTTCATTGTATTATACTAACAATCAGTTAGGTTTATCGGGCGAAGTTTCGGACCAGTCTTTGTTTTGTTTCACGAATGCTTCAGCAAGGACCAGGGAATATTTAGGCTCAAGATTCGTGATAGCAAAAGCATTGTCCAGCGACTCAGGCTTGGCAACCAAAACAAAGTCGCAATTGGGAAGAAGCATGGACAGTAAATCGCAAATCATTTTGGCGGCTTCAGCTTGAAGGTCTGACATCTTATCGGCCATTGGTTGCTCCAGGTGCAGCGGGTAAATCCAGCTAAATATTTAGTAACAAAACGCGAATCGCCGGTCAATTGCGATTTGCCAATTAAGAGGGGGAATTAAACCCCCTCCATTTGCCCCTCAGAGGCCGTACTAGGCAAGCCGCAATTGATCCGCGCCGCCGACACCCGGATTGATGGCAACCCTGTCACCATGCGCCTGTCCTGCCTCATAGGCGCTTGCATTGGCGCGGCGGGCGGGCGGGCGCTTAGTTTTAATGTTGTAGCGCTTTTCGTACTCCGCCGCGACGGCTGCGCCCTTGACCAGCACCAGGGCCCCGCCAGTTTTGCCAGTGGTTTCATCCACCGCGACATTGCGCTCCGCCTTCATGACCTCCAGGCGGGCGGTAATGCGGCTGGCCATGCCCCAATCAAACCCGCGCCGGTCAGCGTTCGATTCCTTGCGGCCGATCTTGCGCCCCTTGGCCTCCGACTTTTTCGCGGCCATGAAGGTTTTGAATCCGGACTCGTTTGCCGTGCCAAGCAAATCCATCATGTAGCGGCACATGAGAACGTCGGTTTCATGGCCGAAAAACACGATTTCCTTTTCTTTGCCGAACTTCGCAGCGCGGTAGAACACCTTGCAATCGCAGAATTTGGCAATCGCCACGGCGAAGTGATGGTTGCCCTGCGCCGTCCGCTTCACGTCCATGCTGGCCTCGGTGAGAGCTTCAAGCGGCTCATCCAAATCAGCCGGGGTGAAGCCGTATTTATCAACCAGGCGGGCCAAGAGCGCGGCGGCGGTCAAGGCTTCCGCTTCAGTGCAGCCGTTATTCACGGTCTTGGCGGCGAGAGCGCGGATGCGACGGAGGAGGGCGGTACGGTTTTCCATATGTTCGGTCTTTCCAGAATCCCGCTGGACCATTCCAGCGGGTAATAAAGTTTAATTGTCGATAAAGGTTAGTGGACAAACAATTTCACAAAAGAGGCAACCTGAAACGCCAAAACAAAGCCGATCATCCACTTCATGAGATTCACGTCCGTTTTGAGGGAGGTCACATCGTCATCCCGCTTGCTCAGCGCCGCCGCCGCCTTCACGGCCTTGTCTTCAGAAACGCCCATGGACCGGAAGGCATCGAAAATTTCGCTCTGTATCGTTGTCATCTTTTCACCTTAGATAGTGTTTCCATCTTTTAAAACATCGGAATTATAATGTCAATCATAACCCCGATGATTTTTTGAGTTAGGAGAAAACGGCGCGGAAGGCCACGGCCGCAACCATGAAGCCAGCCCAAACCAGGCCAGCGCGGGCGCAGTAAAGCGAGAGGCGCGGCCGGGCTTGGAACCATTCGACAACCCACGGCCACACGGAATCGGTGGAGTTCAAAACTCCGTCATCTCCTAGCGTGTCCTGAAGCCGGTAGATTGTTTTAACGATGTCGCGGCGAGCCAGGCGCGGGGATTGCTCCAGGTCATCCAGGATAGCGGAAACGTCATAAAGTTTGGTTGCGGACATGGTTGCCTTCCATGTGAAGCCCGGACAATTCCAGGCCTTGACCTCTGGCGGTCACAATTCCGGGCGCTCTCGCCCCCGGATATGCGGCCGTCAATGCGCGGCTAGATGAATGACGATATGAAGCAGCTCTAGCAGGAGGTGGAGCGCATGGCGCCCCCCGTGCTTATGGTGGCGGCGCCTATGCCCGTGACTCATGCCTTGGCAGGCGTCCAGCAAACGCTAAGCCATAGGCCATTGCACTGGATTGCCCGCGCCTCCAGCTCGCCTTCCAGGCGATGCCAAATCATCACGCCTTCAGCGGTTTCGCTATCATGCGCCTCCCAGCCGTAGAGGCATGACGTTCCCACGGTAACGGGAATCGGGTCATGATCCTCAAAATATTCATCATCCATGAAGGATTCGCAAAGATTTGTGTACGCCTCTTTGAGCGATTCAATCTCTTGCTGCACCATGGCGCGGATAGCGCAATCCGCGACGGCCGTAGCATACCGGACCATGGCTTTCTGGAATTCGCTGGCTTTGAATTCAGCGCCGCCGCCGTCCGACAATTCTTCAGCCTCAGAGCCATGTTCGGACTCGTACCGGTTAATGATGTCCATGCAATCCACGTAATAGATGCAAGCGGATTTGGCCTCCTGAGCCACCTCATCGTTTGCGGCCTCTTGCAACTCATCGAAATAATCTTCGCTCTCGATTTTGCTACCGGCCGACTCAATGGC